GCTGCAATGGCAGTAGTAGTTCCTCCCTTAATTTGATTAACTCCTTTTTCATGTTCATAGTAAGTTGAAATTCCATCTGTATTTCCTACAGTATCACAGGTATCTGTACCTGCATCATATGATGTAGCATGAGGTAAACCAAAAACAGCTGAGTCCACCCAAGCAGTTCTTGGAAAGACTGAACTAGCATTCGTAAACCAAATAGGTCGCTGTGGAGTTGAATCTAAATAACTATACACAACACATCTATTTACTACGTTAGAACCAGAGGTTGGATAAAACCACATTACCTCTCCAAATAAGTTATTAATTCCACAATAGATAAATTGATTTGAAGTTGTGTTCAAATCATCATAAACATAGTCTTCCACTAAACAATCCATCGATTCTAGTTTACCAGTAAATCTAAAGAAACCATTATCAGACATCCAGTACGCTGCACCATCCACTTCGACAGCTGCATTCTTTCCAATTAATCCACAGTTAGTACCCACTTGTTCATAAGCAAACGTAAAAGGAGTTCCAACAAATCTCATGGTAAATAATGAAGTATCCGTCCATACGTAAAGTGCATTTCTACCAAGTGTGGCTCCCATGATCCGTGAGCCGGCAGCCAGTCTTTGTGTGCCAGCGGTATTAACAGCGGTAGGTGTCCAGTCCGTTATATCCTCTTGAGAAGAGAAACGAAGAAACATATCATCTTGAGTAGACGTATCTCCAATTGTGGTTTCTGTTCCAAATAAAACTAAGTGACGATCCGGAGTAGAGACTAACATATCTCTAGACGCTGTTGGTGCACCAGAAATAATTGTAGCTCTTGTATCTGTGGCATTACTTAAATCTGAATCCCATTCAAATACAGCTCCATTAAAAATTAAAGCTAAAAGAGTACTTCCTAAATTATCCAAAGACCATAGACCAGGCTCTGCAACTTTATCAGTTGTAGAAGAGGCTTCGTTCCATGCACTATAGTCAGTAATATTTGTAATGGTCGCTCCATCTGAGTGAAGAGCAGCTGTTGTTCCATTAACTTCTCGAACAACTCCACTTAATACATTTGAACTAATTCCAGTATAACTAAGATCCTCTGTGCCTATTCTTATTTCACTAGTCCCGCTGGTAGGAAAACCTAATGAACTGGTTAATGTAATACCAGTCGTTGCACCAGTAGAAGTAATAGCTCCATTTAAAGTTGTCGTTTGAGGAGAGGTTACTGTTCCAGACCATTGAGATATACCCCATCCAAAAACACCAACCTGTTCAGCGGGTCCTACAGGATAGTACCACTTAACAGAAAGGTCTCCATCAGTAGCGGTTGCGCCTGCAGTGGATCCCATTGTAATAGTAACTGAGGTAGCGTCTACTACTTCAGTTATCATAAAAGTTTTATTATCAAAATCAGAAGCTGAATAACCAGAACTTGTTGGAGGTGTAACATCTTCAAGAAATAAAATATCTCCTGCTGTCATTCCAGTTGTGGAAGATAAAGTAATAGTAAGAACAGCAGAGCTTGAAGTAGAAGCTAGTTTGTTAGTTAATGCTCCAAAATCAGTTTTAATTGGGTGAATGTCATAATATGCTTCCCCTGTATAAGCGTATAAAATTCTATTGGTTCCAATGATGGAATATTTAATACCTTCTTTGTTAACCATTTGATGAAGAGCTCGAGCGGCACCAGTTAAAGCCTTATCTCCTAATTGAGCCCATCCTCCTAGTTTTTCAGGAGTACCATATCTAAATCTAACATTCTCACCACCTGTCCATTGTGCTTCAGCGCCGGTCGGGGTAATTTGTTTATTGAATCCGGGTAAAAATCCTATCTTTTGTAGCATATTAAAACCTATTTAGTATGGTTTATATCAGATTGTAGGGGAATTCAAATGTTTTAAAGTAAGGGGAATCAGTGGTGGATCATCCCCTCACAAGTTTAATGTATATACTATTTTTAAGCGCAGTAAAGATATTATTTTAAAATTAATTCTGTTGCGGCATCATAGCCTCCAATAGTTCCTTTAACGAAGGTGTTAAATGCCAAACTAATTCTAGTATTATCCCCTTCTTTAAGATCTACACCATGAGTTAATGATGAAGGAAACAGTATGACTTCTTTAGTTTTAACTGGAAAAAACCAAGTTGCAGCATTAAAATAATTAAACGTATTTGTTTTTGGTCTTATTGTAGTATAAACATTATTATAAAATTTAATTTTATCTAATGTTTCATGACAATTAATATAAAGTACACCTGATAAGTAAGAGTTGTCGTGAGCATGGGTATGGTGATATTCATTAGTCTCTGTATAATTTAGCCAAGACTGGGTGATATAAGGGGATATGTCTGTCAAAGGATTTATTATTTTATCAACATAATCTTCAATTATTAATTCCAATTCTTGTTTTATATTTTTAAATACAGGTTCATCAAGTATATTTTTATTAGATGAAGTTATATTACCACTTTGGTTTCTTGTTGTTTTTTCATTTTGACTTTGCAATTTATTGTTATCAATAAAAGATAACTGTTTCTTACTAAAGTCTTGTGTTATTGTAGTTCTATAAATTGGAGTTTGAAATATTCCTTCAATTTCTGATTTAATCATTTATTCTCCAAAAATTTTGTAATGAATAATATTTAAGTTCTTTAGCATCTAATATAGTTGTACTCGTTATACTTTTCTTAATTGTTTTTGGAAAGTTGTGCAGACCTTTTAATCCATATATTTTTTCAACTTCTTTTAAAGGATCATTGGAAATAATATTATTTAAATTATGTTTATAATAAGGTTGTCCAATAAAATCATAAATTTTATTTAATGTTTTTTGTGTTGATTTAACTAAATCATTGTATTCAACAAAAAGTAAACATCTTTTAAATTCAGAGTTCCATGTCTCTTTAAGATGAAAAAATGGAACATCAAATATATTACTTTCTAGATTAAGTGTTTTTTTATTTTTTAAAAAGATACTTTTAAATGAAGCAACAATTTCTTCTATATTTCTTACTGGACAAATAATTTTAGGCTCTTGATTAAAAATTTCTTTAAACATTTTAATATTTTCAATAGAATGCCAATGCCTTCTTTTATCAAAAACAATTGGTTTATCTGTTTGTTGTTTAAAATAAGCTTGAGTAATTTCTTGTAAATAAGGAATTTTCATATTCTTCATTTTACTCCCGGCAAAATCTTCAGAAAAATTTTTATCATTCCATATAGAATAAGTACGATACAGTATTTCTACAAAAGATGATGAATGGGTTGTATAAATTAAAGGGTTTTGATTTAATAAGGTTCCCAATAATGTCGATCCACTTCTAGGTAAACCGGCTATAAAAAATAATTTTTTTTTCATTAATATAATTTTCTTTCTAACTTATTTATATTCTTCAATTGTGTCCGTTTTATGGCACATAATTTTAACTAACTTTTTATGCTTCTACTACGACTTCCCAATTAAGATTTTCTTCGTTCCAATCATATCTTTTAGTAGGGCTAGCATCTTCAGGCATAGCAACAGGTGAATTCCAAATGCAAGTAGTCTCATCTAATATCCAAGAATTATAAGGTTTTGGTGAAATAAAGGCATCCCTATCCGCATCATAAGTAAACCCAATACCTGCGTAATTTTTTCTTAAAGGTGTGCCTCCCTCCGAATGAACCCCGGCATGAGTGTTATAAGAGGTTTGTTTCCAATTAACGTTGTCTACCTTATAGGTAGTATTTAAAAAATCTATTCCTTGTTGTTCGCTTTCATTTCCATCAACAAGTAATTCATTATTATGAACTGCTATAACAGTCACAACAATATTATTATCATCTATTTTTGCAAAGTAAGCCATTATGCTACGTAATTTCCTGTTCCGGTATATTTAACTATTGTATAAGCTCCTGATGTAGTTACAGTGGGAGAACCTGTTGTTGTTCCAGTATAATTAGCAGTAGGTATTTTTAAAAGAACAACACCTTTACCACCATCGCCACCTTTTTTAAAAGCTGGATCAGGGGGAGCAGCTCCACCGCCACCACCGCCACCACCTAGATTAGCTGTTCCATCTGTGCCTTCCGTATTTGAATTTCCTCCAGCTCCACCACCACCAGAACCTCCAGAAGCACCTGTATTAGTATGCGCGCCTCCAGCAGCACCTCCACCACCAGCATATGTTATAGCACCACCTGTTATTGAATTTGCAGTTCCAGCACCACCAGCACCAGGACCACCTGCAGAACCATTACTACCAGCAGCACCTGCGCCACCACCACCGCCACCAACTTGTTGTGGGCTATAACCTTCACCAGAACCACCATCATTACCTTGAGAAGGAGTAGTTGAAGGAGTATCTCCAGAACCTCCTGCTTTACCCCAAGTTCCCCCACCACCAGAACCACCATCAGCACCGTCTGAAGCAGAAGGTGCTGCAGCAGTATAACTACCACCAAAACCTCCACCAGCACATGTAATCGTTGTTACGTCTGTTCCGGCTAAACTTGAAACTGCACCATTTGTAGCGTTACCAGTAGCAGTGGGACTCACTCCACCAGCTCCAACTGTTTGTGTATAAGTTTCTCCTAGAGTTAATTCTATTGCTGTACCACCTAAATTAGTTAAAAAACCTCCAGATCCACCACCTCCACCACCGGGAGAAGAACCCCAGACAGCACCACCGCCGCCTCCACCAGCTACTATTAAATATTCAATCTCATATGGTCCAGCTCCACCTCCTGAACCAAATCCTAAAACTTGATATCCAAAAGACATATTCTATTTCTCCTATGCGTCGTTAGCAGCGTCGGTTGTATAGAATAATTTAATTCCTAATACTCGTGCTTCACCTGTAAAGGTATCACTACCGTCTGCTGCATCTCTGTAAAGTTGAAAAAATGTTTGATCATCGTCAGCTGGAGAGCCAGCAATTGTCATTGCAGAACTAGCTGAAGTCATTTGCACGTCTTCTACAGTTCCAATTCCAGCATCTGTGACTTCTTGAGCTGTTCCAAAAGCTACATCGGCTGTATCACCTTCGGTACAACTGACACCTTGAAGACCAAAAATACAATTTCCTGTGTTCGTAGTACTTGGACTCCAAAAAACTTGATAAGTTACTGTACTTAAATTCCATGATTTTGGCATTGCAATAGCAAACTGTGCATTTTCACGAGTAGATGCATCAAAATCTAAAACCTTTAATTCAGGTCTAAGAGCC